TGATGACCCGCATTCGGAGCAGACGGCGATGTCCAATAATGGTTTTGATGATGCATGGGAATGGTACACAGGGGGCCCCCGACAGAGGCTCCAGCCGGGAGGTAGTATTGTTTTGGTCCAGACGCGATGGTCCGAGAAGGATATGACTGGGCAGTTACTTCGTTCTATGGCTAAAGATCCCTTAGCCGATCAATGGGAAGTTGTGGAACTTCCTGCGTTGTTCAATGACGACAAACCGTGTTGGCCTGAGTACTGGTCTTTCGATGATCTGTCCGCGGTCCGCGCATCTATACCTCCGAGCAAATGGAATGCCCAGTATCAGCAAAATCCTACGGGCGAGGAGAATGCGATTATTCGTCGGGAGTGGTGGAAGAAGTGGGATCGTAAGGTGGTTCCTAATTTGCAGTATGTGATCCAGAGTTATGATACGGCGTTTAGTAAGCGTGAGACGAGCGACTTTAGTGCGATTACGACTTGGGGTGTTTTTTATCCAGAGGAGTCTGGAACTCCCGGCTTAATTCTGTTAGACAGTCAGAAGGGTCGGTGGGACTTCCCCGAACTCAAAGAGGTGGCGTTAGATCAGTATAAGTACTGGGACCCCGATACCGTCATCGTTGAGGCGAAGGCCAGCGGACTTCCATTGACCCACGAACTCCGTACTATGGGAATACCTGTTGTGAACTTCACGCCGAGTAAAGGTAACGATAAGGTGACGAGGGTGCATTCGGTTTCGCCATTGTTTGAGGCGGGAATGGTTTGGGCCCCCGACGAGACGTTTGCGGACGAGTTGATAGAGGAGGTAGCGGCGTTTCCGAATGGCGAGTATGACGACTTGGTGGATAGTATGACACAGGCGTTAATGCGGTATCGTCAGGGTAACTTTGTGTCGTTGCCAACAGATGACTTGGAAGATGGCGAAAGTTCTGTTAGAATGCGAGCGTATTATTAACAGGAGAATATGATGGCTAATAGAAGAAAAGATCCTACGATTAAAATTAAGCCGTATAATAGATTAACGCACTTGCAAGAAATATTAAGTGGTCTGGATAAAGACAGCGATGAATATAAAATGGTTAGAGACGAGATAGACACCTACAGAGCGGGAGAGCGCTTTGGTAAAGGTGGCGCGGTAAAAACGAATGGAGGTTTTGGGACCTCTATAGAGTACTACAAGGATATGTATTAAGTTGTGAGCATACTTGATCTTATACCTTCAGGTCAGGAACGGACGGCTGCTAAACAAAAAGCAGAACAGTTTTTGGATGAAAAGGCCCGTTATTTTCTGGGTCCTCAAGGATATAATCTAGCTTCAGGAATTGTTAATATTCCTCAATATTTGTTAAGCGCTGTTGATATTAGGGATTATTATAAGTCAGGTGCAGACTTAACAGAAAAACTTTCAAAAGGTCAGTTTGACCAATCCACCTTAGAGAGTGGCTTAGATACTTTGGGGTCTGCGGCGGGTATTCTTATTCCCGGTGTAACGTACCGAGGTGTGAAAGAGGGGTTTGGTTTTTTAAATCCTTTTAGAAAGAACGAGGATTTTACAAGAGGAATAGACTTTGATTTAAAAGACGAGATATCGAAGGAAGAATTATCGGATACGGTTTTTTATCGAGGCGAGCGCGGAGGGCGATCTAGCGAAGGGTTTGGAGAAAAAGACGATACCCAAAAATTAGTGTATCTTTCTAAAAATCCAGAACATGCAGAACAGTATGCTACAGACTTTAGTATAGGGACCACAGACGATAGTGGGAAAGCAGTATTAGATTTTAGCGAGAACACGCAAATTTATAAGACAAGGATTCCTAAAGACTTAAATTTATTTACTTACGATAATCCAGAACACATTGCACTAGCGACGTCTTGGGGCAAAAAGAACCAGAGTGTATTGAGAGGTAGGTTTCAGCCTGATAAAAGAGGTAGAAGACCTTTTGACCGTTGGTTATCAAAGCTGAGGATGGGTAATTTTGATGCCATTGAGGTTCCTGAGTTTACAGACTTTTTAAGAAAACAAGGGTTTGACGGTCATTATACAGCGGAGTTATATCGTGGTAAAGATGGTCCTAAATATGCTACAAACGTAGCTGTTTATAATCCCGGCAACGTTATTAGTGAATTTGATCCTCGAATAAATAAAAACGTAAAAGCAACTGACGATGTAAAGCCTATGGCTCATGGCGGAATAGCGGGAATGGAACACATCGCAAGGAACATGTTCCGCGGACCACGGGGCATATCCGCTTTTGAACAATTCATTGCCAAACCCCAAAGACCTATGGTAAGCTGAGTCGATATTTTTATAAGGGACCCACAAAAATGATGAAAAAGAAAATGTATCAGGCTGGCGGAAAAGTCGGCAAAAAGAAAAAAGGAATGAAAAAAGGCGGAGCAGTCCGTAGAATGGCCGGTGGCGGAGCCGCTGGAATGCCAATGACTATGGAGCAGTATTCTGCAAGTCTTGTCGGGGGCATGATGAAGTCCAAAGGCATGGCTAAAGGCGGTAAGGTTAAACCTAAAGGCATGGCTAAAGGCGGTAAGGTTAAACCTAAAGGCATGAAAAAGGGCGGTAAAGTAAAGTAACTTGCCCTACTTACAGAGTAACATCCCTCACTTCAAATGTTGGGTGAGAAGAGAGTACACATGTAATCATCTAAAATATCAGGGTGATTTTATACATGCGATGTGTGTTGCGGTAACGACAATGCCCAACAGGTGCTTGAGCTTTCAAATGATATTTACAGGTTGTGAGACGGACGACGACGATCAGCCAAACGTACACGGAGGGGCAATGTGGGCGCGAATGCCGATTACGGCGTTGGTTGCCGATACACCCTTTGCCGAGTGGCCCAAACCGATGCTCACGCATCAGGTCCAACCTTGGGACTGCCCTTCGCATTATCACGCAGTCTACGTTCTCGATAGGGCAACTCCCTGCCCTTGGGTCGCAAAAATCGACGGTAACTTTTATCCCGCAAAATATTACTTTACAGTCGATTACACAGAGAGCGAGATTGCTGATGACCCCGCCCAGCACAAGCAGAGCCATGTTTTGGAACTGCTTGATGCGGGCGAGTGGACAGGGAATATAGTGGCGTTACCCAACAACAGGGTCCGCGTTACGCATCCCGCTTGGTTTGAAACAGGGCAAGGGGCCCCAGACTTTTTGCCCTCGCAACATATTCACTATTCCAAGTCTAATTTAGATTATGTCTTGGATGTTAATCAAATATTTGATAACCTCTACGCTGAGACGCCAAAGAAAAAGAAATGACTTGTAGTCAAAGGAGATCCTTATGGCAGAAGAAAGACAACCCTATGCGGGGCAGGTAGACCGTGTACCGTCGCAACTGGATGAAGAAGATTTAAAGGCTGAGATAGAACTTGAGATCCCCGGCTCGATGGACGCGGACATCGTTTCGATTACCGAAGGCATGGAAACACCTGAAATTGAAATAACGATGGAGGAAGACGGTGGCGTTGAGGTGGACTTCGATCCACAAGACCAACGGGGCATGAACGATGATTTCTATGCCAACTTGGCCGAAGAAATGCCAGACAGGGAACTTGGGCGAATAGCCTCGGAACTTTCGTCAGAGTTCGATGCGAACAAGGCAAGTCGTCAGGAATGGGAAGATGCCTACGCCAATGGCCTTGAATTACTGGGATTTAACTACAATGAGCGTTCGGAACCTTTCCGAGGAGCGAGCGGTGTGACACACCCGATATTGGCAGAAGCGGCCACACAGTTTCAGGCACAGGCGTTTAACGAATTGTTGCCCGCGGGCGGTCCAGTACGGGCCGTGGTCCTCGGATCAGAAACTCCAGACAAGACGGCACAGGCACAGCGTGTCAGTCAGTTTATGAATTACTATGTTACAGGTGTGATGGAGGAATATACGCCTGAATTAGACCAGATGTTGTTCTATTTACCTCTTGCGGGATCGACATTTAAGAAGGTTTACTTTGACGAGACGTTGGGACGGGCTGTATCTAAGTTTGTACCCGCAGAAAACCTTGTTGTTCCATACGAAACTTCCGATTTGGAGACTTGTCCGAACATTTCTCAAGTGATTCGCATGTCTTTGAACGATTTACGCAAAAAACAGGTGTCGGGATTTTATCTTGACATGCCTGTTATCCCTGCACAGGGTGATTCTACCTCGATTTCTACGGAATTAGAGCGAATTGATGGCGTTAGCGCCTCACAAATAGATTACGACTGCACAATTTTAGAGTGTCACGTTGATTTAGACCTCGAAGGGTACGAGGACAAGGACGAAGAAGGCGAACCAACAGGAATTAAGATCCCTTATGTTGTAACGATATCGCAAGATAACGGACAAATCCTATCTATTCGCAGAAACTACAGAGAAGAAGATGATAATATGCGTAAAATACAATATTTTGTGCATTATAAGTTTCTTCCGGGGTTTGGGTTCTATGGTTTAGGTCTGATTCATACGATTGGCGGGTTGTCACGAACCGCCACGGCGGCACTGAGGCAGTTAATTGACGCAGGAACGTTATCCAATCTCCCAGCGGGCTTCAAGGCCCGCGGATTGCGTATCCGAGACGACGATGACCCGCTTCAGCCCGGTGAGTTCCGCGATGTGGACGCTCCCGGAGGGGCTATTCGTGACAGCCTTATGCCGCTGCCGTTTAAAGGTCCAGATCAGACGCTATTTCAGCTATTGGGCTTCGTAGTGGAGGCAGGACAGAGGTTCGCGACCATTACAGACATGAAAGTGGGCGACGGAAATCAGCAAGCGGCGGTAGGAACAACTATTGCGCTCTTGGAACAGGGCTCACGGGTCATGTCCGCGGTGCATAAGCGCCTACATTACGCTATGCGGATGGAATTTAAGCTTTTGGCGAAGGTAATGAGTGAAAGTTTGCCCCCAATCTACCCCTATTCTATAGAAGGAGTGGATTCTGCGGTAAAAACAGAGGATTTTGACGATAGGGTGGATGTATTACCCGTATCTAACCCGAACGTATTTAGTCAGGCGCAACGCATTGCACTTGCTCAAACGAAGCTACAATTAGCGGGTGCGGCGCCAGAACTCCACAATATGTATGAAGTGTATCACGATATGTATGAGGCACTCGGTGTAAAGGATGTGGATAGGCTGTTAAAGCAAGTTCCACAGACAGAGGACAAACCGCTAGATCCC